GGATGGGAGGCTAAGGATGGTATAATAGAATAACCATGAATAATGCAACCAGTTCCAAAAGATATAATAAGCCTAGCCTATTTATTAGTTGAAAACAACTAGATAGATGGTTGGGACTTATAATCTGGGTCCTTGGTGTGCAGTATCCGGGTGATTACTACAAATTGATGAGTCGGGTCAGGTCTTTATGATCAAAATCCGGCCCTTTATTTACAGTAATGTATTTAAAGGAATCCGTAAGGATTATACATCACTTTGTTAGTGGTAATCCGGTAGAGGCCTCACAAGGCCTCTGCTTGGGGATTTCAGGGGGTATACCTAAGATAGTCCCAGGGTCTATCCGGCACTTAATACGTGCTAGAGACGCCCAGGCTATAAGGTGTACCCTATCGGTCTTGTCGGTATTTCGAATTATGAAAGTTCGTTCTATCCTTAAGTTAGACACTATCACAGGCCCCTTTACTGGGGTTACTGAGACTATGCCTGTCTACGAGCTTAAGAAGGTTGTTACTCTCCTTACAACGTCGTTTGGACACCTTAAAGTAGAACGATCTAAATTCATTCCTCTTAATTCCGCTGGACCTAACTCTAATCCTTCCATATTAGGTTTATCACTTGATGCGCTTGGGTTTTTGAATGAACCCTCAGTTCTAGAAGCGTTTAAGGTCTACGCAAGTAGTACTGATAACGTCTGACTCAGTGATATCCTAACGAAGGAGATAGAGAATGCAAGTTCACATGAGCTTGCTCCAGCAACACTAGGTAAGTTAGGATCAGGTGATTCGATCACCATGACTCCTAAGAAACCGTGTCTGGGTAAGCTTCATGAAAAAGTCGAAGCAGCTGGTAAGGTAAGAGTATTCGCCATCACTGATGGTTGAACTCAGATCTTATTAAGTGGTCTTCATGATGCCATTGGGAATATCCTAAAACGTATTCCTCAAGATGGTACATGGGACCAAACAGCTCCTTTGAAACTCTTGCAAGAGTCTAAAATACCAAAGCTCTGATCGTTTGATCTGACCGCGGCCACGGATCGGTTACCTGTAAAGCTACAAGTACAGATCCTGGCGCAACTTCTAAGTTTAGAGGTTGCGGTGGCGTGAGCTAGCATACTTACTCATAGAGACTGGTGGCATAACGGGGTTCCCCTCCGTTATGCTGTTGGTCAACCTATGGGTGCCCTTTCTTCGTGGGCAATGCTAGCTCTTACTCACCATTTGATAATCCAACTCGCTGCGAAGCGTGTTGGGGTCACCGGTTGGTTTTCACATTATGCGGTTCTGGGTGATGATGTAGTGATAGCCAATGAGGCTGTTGCGAAATCTTACCTAGTGATTATGTCAGACCTTGGC